GAGGGGCCAAGATTATCTTTGTCGATTACTTGACACTGGTAAAGCATGGCGATTCACGTATGCCGAGACATGAGCGGGTAGGCGAGGTGAGCAAGCAATTAAAACAATTGGCCCGAGACTTGGATATTCCCGTTGTGGCGTTGAGTCAGCTCGGGAGGGATGCCGAAGGCCAAGTGCCGAATCTGTCTAACATCAGGCAGTCCGGTGAAGTCGAGGAGGATGCGGATGTGATCATGTTTTTATACCGTGAACGAGAGGCCGTAGAAACTACTGTACTGGTATCAAAGAATCGAAACGGTGCCGTAGGTAATTTTCAGATTATGTTTAGCCCGGAGTATGTCCGGTTTGGGAGGATCTAGTGGGTTTTTTTATAGAGAGCGATTTAACAGATATGCAAAAGCTTTTGTTTTGTTTTGCGCAATATGATGTCCCGATTAAAAAGACAGGGGAAAACGCCTTTATTGCCAGCGGTAGAAGGTTTACGTTTCATCCCAAGACCGGGCGGCTGAAACGAATATATGATTTTATGACACTGGAAGAGTACGGACCGGAGGGTTTATGATGATACCATGGTGGATATTTGTAATTTGTATATTCTCCTGTACGTTTATGGGTCTTTTTGTCGGAGCCGCGACAGTTTTGGCAACGGTTAAGGAGAAAAAACATGGGAGATAAATCGTGGAAGAGGCGAGAGCGGCAGGTTGCCAAGTATTTTGGGGCAGAGCGAAATGCTCTGTCTGGGATCAATGCAAAGATTACGGGGGCTGATACGCTTCATAAAGATCTATTTATCGAGGTTAAAGAACGTGCTAAACACACCACGGTGACATTGTGGGATCATACCAAGCAGAAAGCTTTGATCGAGGGAAAGATCCCGGTAGTCGTCCTATGCGAAAAGGGGCGGCAGGGGTTTTGGGTCATGGCTCATTGCGACGATTTAGATCAAGTTGCTATGTTTGCAAAGGAGGCAAAGCTGAGATGAATCAAATGATAGCGAATGCTGGAGTACATCGTGCCGGACTATGGGGCGGAGAGCGTGTCGAGCGGGCAGAAATGGAAGGCTTCAACTTGAGCGATTTTGAGAGCAGGGCTTACAATCCGATTTATCCCGATGTGCCGATGTGGAAAAGAATCACCGAGTTGATATGCCTTGCCACATTTTCCTCAACTGGAAGCCGGGAGAGTTTCAATTCTCATGCTATTGTGGCATGGGACGGCAATGGAACAACCGAGCATTACAGTTCAATAAGCGAGGCCGCGGCTTTGCTTTTGGATGTCCACCCCGAGGCTGTGAGGAGGGCTGTGCATAACGGATATAAGTACAAAGGGTGGTACTTTATAGAAAAGCGTCAGATATAGTCGTGAAGGTGTTTAAAAAATGGCACCAGAGCGTGCTGAGGGGGGTAAAATGAGGCTTTTGGCAGAAAAACGTGTCCAAGGCCATCTGACGGGTAAAGTGCAAAAACCCCCGCTTTAGGGCGGGGGCTTATTTTCTACCTGTCGAAGTCGAGGTGAGATGGATCAATCAGTTTTACATTGTCATGGGTGAATGGGTCGTAAACGTGGAGTGTATACCAGTATTTTGTTCTAAATCTGAGGCATCCTACGCCGACTAAATGGGCTTCCGGGCGTTCCAACAACTCCTCGTGCGGGGGGCTGTTGAGCCATGCGTTGAGGAGCCTTTGCTCAGTCATCGGCTCAGAACTCATTGCGAGGTTTTCTCCGCCCATGGTCGGCTCCCAGCGGGTGTAATAGCAAATGTAGCTATAGACCATGCTTAAGGGGAAGGCCCGGTGATTGTATTGGTCGTCCTCGTACCAGCCTTTCTGGCCTAGTTCCTCCGAACTTCTGCGGGCCGTGATTTCAAGGATACGGATCGGCCTCAGCATACTTAGACCGAGATCGGCCCTGTGCCTATTGAGCATTCGATAGAACGCCTCCGGGTCGAAGTCGTGATGCCACAGCTCATCCGGGATCGGCATAACATCGTATTCGTTGACCGTAATCGGCTCATTAAAGTCTAATGAGAACAAGATCGGGGTCACAATCATAAAGGCCCCGAGGATAAGTATCCATAGCTTTTTCATTTTTTCTTTGCCTCCTTTGGCTCCGGCCCTGTTTTGGTTTTCCTCATAGCCAGAGCGCGCATGTCGTCATTGTCGAGTATGTAATTTCTCCCGACAAGTTCGCCTATTTTAAGCCTCCTACATAGTAAGCTTATGTGCTGGTGAGTAACGCCGAGGATCTCCGCGGCTTTTCTCGTTGAATAAAATCTTGCCATAACAGTTCCCCCTAGGCTCCCTTTTCCGCAAACTCGCTATTCGCCGGGCCGTGAACTTCGAGAACATGATTAATAGCTTCGTCGATTCTTTTCTTGCCGACTTCGTCAAGCCTCTGAACAGCTTCTTTCTTGGCAATATCCATCGTCCGGCCTGTAGAACCGCAGGAAAATCCGGTCACGTATTCCGATACTTTCCAAAACTTTTGGTGCTTACTTATAGACTCATTTTCATGAAAGTAACCGTCGGGCCTATGTACCACCCATTTATACCCCATATACTCGAACTCTTTTTTCATCGGCACCTCGAGATATTCATCCCCCATGTCGCTCCTGCATGTAATTTTAAACGTTTTCATCTTCGCCCTCCTCTAATTTTGTTAGATCCCAGTGCGCTACCTCGGCCTCATCCAGTTCTCGGTCATAGACAAGTACGTTGTGATACCTGTCCGACTCGAGTACATCTATTAAGCCCTCTTTCGGTTGTGTGTTGAACGAAAAGGGGCGCAGCCGCATGCCGTATTTATACACGGCTGGGGCTTCCTTGCAGAAATCACATTTCCCGGCGATCCATCCTGTCGTCGGCTCCGGGGTATCAAACTCCCGATCCCAACAATGCGAGCAAATATTCTGTCCGTCTCCTAGCTTTTGTACCATCATCTTAAACCTCCTCAATATTCAGAGTTTCTAATATGCCAGTTCTTAGGGACCATGCAATTTCCGGGAACTCTGTACCGTTCTCTTCCATTGCGTACCCTTCGAGGGCATACAACAGTGCAATCATATTCGACCGGGTCAGTTCCATCGGATATTTTGCTGGCAATCTTTTTTCGATCTCTTGTACCGGGGTACATCCAAAAGTGTAAGTTTTTCTTTCAGCCATCATCTTAAACCTCCTATTTTTTTTGTCTCCATACTTCGTCTTCCTGTACTATGATATCGAACTCAGCCTCTGCCTCTTCTCGGGACATTGTTGCCGAGTGAAATTGCCCCGGACCTTGATATTCGACTTCGTATCTGTCCTCGGTTTCCCAAAGGTAAACGCTTCCTTTGTTCTTTATAATTTTCATTTTTTCCTCCCCTAGTTTTATTTGGTATTAACTATCCCATTGGATACTGTTTGATTCGTATGCCTTCACGGCCTCTGCTTCTGAAGCATACGATATTGATGTTTTTTCCCCAAACTCAAAATAGTGTTCTCTATCGTCCGGAGAATAGACAAGAAATAACTTCCCGTCTATTAGGGCAACTGTTGAGTTAACTTGTTCGATTATCATTTTCTTTACTCCTCTCATTGGTTTATTGTGGTATAACATACCATTAAGGCCGCCTATTACTAGGCGGCTATAATAGAACGTTATACGATATCTTCTAAAGCTTCATAGATACAAGTGTAATTGAACTTTGCCCCGTCTGGGGTTGTTTGTCCGAATAGTTCATTATTTAATATCCTAGCAGCTTTTTTCTTTCCGTATTTTTCCGTTAAAACTCTAGCGTAAAAATACATACTTTCATCATTATTTAACCATAATGACACGTTCCAAGCATTCCAACTTCTATAACCGTTAAATTTCATTTTCTTTGCTCCTCTTTATTATCATAATATTTTTCGTATGCGTCCGCTTCCATAGAACCGTTTACTGATTATTTGACCGTTATATATACGGTGTCGACTATGTAATTATTTTCATCTATCATCGGTATCTCAAAGTGAGTGTGGTTCTCATAATCCTCCGGTTTTTTCAAGCTGTATTCGATTTGATTACTTGCGTACCTGTCGTAGATTTTCTCATGAGAGTAATCCTCTTCTAAGTTGTCAGACAATCGAGCATAGTTGTCACAATTTTCGAAAAATGCCTCTACTGCCCTGTCTTCCATTTCTTTCCATCCATGTTCAACGAAAAGAGAATCAATGAGCCACAGAAAAGCAGTCTCATCGAAAGCATCCTTTTCGTTTACGCGGGTGAACTTCTCGGTAAACTCGGGGTCAAGTCCTTCGTACTCTGCCGTTTCTCTCAATTCTGTTTTTTGTTTTTCAGTCATTACGTTCCTTCCTTATAATGTTTATTTTGTTATACCATTACAATCATGGTATAGTTTCATTATAATATTAATATAACCCACTGTCAAGAAAAAAACCGCTAGAATGGGAAAAAAATCGTATAAACGATATAGGGTATTACTCATTACCGATATGTGATATAATTCTATGCATGGGAGGGAATAAGCTTTTAAAGCTTGCCGATATCGCGCGCCACACCCTTAGATGCACCCACAATCACACAGACACCTATATACAGTATAGCAGAGTAATAACCAATAGCTGGCGCAAAAAGACTTATCCCGTATATCCTATAGGCTTTGTAGGATATAAAAAATGTCACGATCCGTGCCAGCCTAGGACGGGCATATGCAGATAACGAAAAAGGATTACTTGAAGCTTAGTATTATAACCGAGCATGTGGCAAGTCCGCAAAAAACCTTCAGCGAGATAGCCAAAGAGTATGGCACATCTAAAAGTACGGTCAACAATGCCATACAATGGGGCAGTAATACAGGGTTGCTAAATAGCCTACTCGGCAAGACAATCGGCGAGCACCTGCTCCGGCTGAAACGGCATCTAACATGGCTAGAAAAGCATAGGGCAAAGTATGACAAGGCGGCCGAGGAAAATGCTACAACTATACCGCCGAGCGCGCTGAAAGCCATATCGCAAGAGTTCCGCGAAACATTACAACTATTCCTCGAGCTAGAAGGGCTTAAGACTAATGTAGCAGTCAAACATGAACATGAACTAAGCTTATCTCCCGAACTGCAGGAGAGTATAGACAAGCTGTTAGGTGACAATCAGCCCGAGATAGTCGGTCAATACACTGTAGTAAGCGAGGCTGAAAAGCCGAGGGAACAAAGGCAAGCCGAGAAATTGTATAGGCAATTCAAAAAAGCTGATAACCCGTATAGTCTACTCGTATGCGACGCCTCGGGTAATCCTATCGACGCGCTCAATAACTCATGCAGGTAAAACCCCAAAGCACTATATAACCAAGGGCCCCGTACACCCCCCGAGAAGGGGGCAGGGGGGGTTATTTATACAAGCCCACACCATTGACTAATATTTCCTGAGCTTACCCCCGACCTTGTTAGGGTTTAAAATAACGCTTTAGTGCTTTTCCTTATGATGCTAAAACGATATAATGCCATATATGATTAAGACTGCTGGTATAAAGATGCGAGAGAGGGCTCATGATGATTCTGTGCTTATGACGGTATTACATCCGTTTCGTGGTAATGGTGGATATTACCTTAAGGGGATACGGAGTAGTTTCTTTGGTTATGATGTTAAGGAGATGAGTTTGTATGATCTTGTGGCGCTTGTTGGTTATCTGGATGAGCAGTTAGACTTTGTTACGGAATATTTGCTTGGCACGAAGCAACGGAGCTTATTGTCCCGGCTTTGGCGCAAACATACTTTTAAAGAGCGGTCTGGGGCTGATGAGTATTGGCAGGAAGTGCCGTTCAGCTCCGGGAAGTACATTGTGAATGACTTTGACGAAATGGCAACTACTCAACATGAACGAGGGTAATTATACCATATTTCGCTGATTTTGTATAGGAGGTTTTCTATGAGAGAGTTTTTTTCAAGATGGGGCATGCTGATTGCATGGGGTCTGCTGTTTGTCGGAAGTGTGATTCTGTTCATCGCCGGGCCGGGTCCGGGTTGGCGATATGTTTACAGTTTCGTGATTGGTCTTACTTCACCATTTCTTGCTTTCGAGATCGTTGATGTTGTAAGAGGAATAAAGCGTGGCTGAAGCTTATCCGAAGCCTGACATCAAAGACAAGACCGTAAGGGAAATCCTTGCAACAATGGCAAAGCTCGGGGGGTCTCTACAGGAGATTACCCCGGCGGCCTACAAGTCCATTGTTGACTATATCCGAGAACTTGAACGAAAGGTCCGCTGGGGATAATGGACAAGGCTGAGATTCAAGAAATCATGCTTGAGTATGTTCACGACTTCCCCTCTTTCGAGGAGTTCAGCGAGCGTGTCGCCGAGGAGATCTTGACCCGTCTTGACTACGACATGCTGGCACAGCAGTTAATCGAGGAGTGGGTAAGGTGAAGCTGTGCAGGAATTGCGGTGCGCCGATTCTCTCTCCCGGCGTACAATGTCCGTACTGTTTTCGTGAACACGGCTACCATGCTTTCAAACGGAAGGACTTTGTGGAACTCATGGCGGCGAGCGTGCCGCCGGAAGTACTTGCCGGATGGGTTACGACTAATACAGCTAAGACAGATCGCTTGTATTACATGGGCAAGGAGGTTGCTTTCCTGTGATGACTCGCACTGAAACCATTGCTCATTACCAAGAACTGTTCAGGAAGGCCGGGGATCAGGCGACGCTCCTTATGCGGGAGCTGGCGAAGAAGGATCTGTTTTATCTCCTCGTTTACATCCTGAAACGTGACGATGCCAACAACGACTGGGTGTTTGCACGGTGCAGGGAGGTTCAGGCTAATCCGAACGGCTTTGCTGACATCTGGAGCCGAGAGCATTACAAGTCTACAATCATCACCTATGCGCTCACCATTCAGGAAGTTATCAATAATCCCGATATTACTATTGGCATCTTTTCTTTCACGAGGCCGATTGCCAAGGCGTTCCTCCGGCAGATCAAGTTGGAGCTTGAGGGCAATGACACGCTCAAGACCCTGTTCCCGGAGATCTTCTGGAGCAACCCGAAGTATGAAGCCCCGAAATGGTCTGACGATGACGGAATTATTGTTAAGCGGAAGGGCAATCCGAAAGAAGCCACGATTGAAGCGTGGGGTTTGGTTGACTCTCAGCCCACCTCAAAGCATTTTAAGGTTCTAGTTTTTGATGATGCCTCGGAGCGTCATTCCGTTTCGACACCTGACATGATCAAGAAAACCGTGGACGCATGGGAACTGGCACAGTTCCTTGGATCTGACGGCGGGTTCCAGCGGAACGTCGGAACCTTTTATCACCACAACGACCTGTGGAACCAAAAGGTTAACAGCGGATTCTTAAAGCCACGGATTTATCCTGCCACTGAAGACGGGACAATTGACGGGAATCCGGTGCTGTACGGAACGAAGTGGCTGATGGATAAAAAGAACTCCATGACCACGTACAACTTCAATGCTCAGATCCTCTGCAACCCGTCGGGAGAGTCGATACAGGGCTTTGACATGGGGTGGCTTCGCTATTGGCCAGCGGTGCAGTTCCGGAACTTAAACATTTACCTTCTCTGCGATCCGGCCTCGAGCAAGAAGAAGGATTCCGACTATACCGTGTTCATCGTTTTAGGCTTAGGTCCTGATGAGAATTATTATGTAATCACCATGATCAGGGACCGTTTGAGTCTTACGGAGCGGGCCAATGTGCTGTTTTCTCTTCATCGACAATACAAGCCGATCAAGACCGGATATGAGAAGTATGGAAAGGATTCCGACATTGAGCATTTTCAAAGCCGGATGAATGAGGAGAATTATCGTTTTCATATCACCGAATTGGGCGGGAAGATGGCGAAGGAAGAGCGGATTAACCGTTTAGAACCGTTATTTAAAAATGGCCGCTTGTATCTTCCTGACACCTGTATTCGTACAAACTACGACGGCGTGGCCGAAGATCTGAGCAAGGTGTTTGTCGAAACTGAATACAGGCCATTTCCGTTTTCTGTTCACGACGATATGCTTGACTGCTTGGCCCGAGTCTTTGACCTCAACGCTTCTCACCCGGAGGAGACCCTTGGTCCGATTTACGCGAACGTTTCAAAGGGCAACCCGGATGAGGCTGGATACAACCCGCTTGACTACCGGGGAGATCGTTATCTATAGAAAATCGCTTTAACGACATTTTGTATCGCGGAGGGGTTGCGTTGTTATCGATTATATGGTATAATTCCTATAGGAGTAGTATAGATTGGCTGAAGGATTTAATTTTACGTATGATGAAATGAACCCGAAGCAGAAGGAGACGCTTGATGCAATCGAGTATTCGCTCAACAAGGGCGACAGGCCGAGAGCTTTCAGGCTTTTTAAAGAGCTTGCGGAGGGGTTCAAGCAGTTCGGGCGAGGGGTTCAGGATTGGATCGAAGAGTTAAAACGGAAGAATCGACCGCTTGCCGATGATATAGAGGCTCTTGTTGCAGAGAACAGAGCCGAGGGCGGAAGACATGGAAGAGAAGGAGACGGCATCGCTCCAGATCCCGGCGGAGGCAGAAGCCTTCTCGAAGGTCCCGAAGGAGAATCCGGGCCGTTTCAGAAAGAAGGAGACGAGGCTCCCCAACAGAGCTTGATGGGAGAAAACGAGGTTGCTGATCGTATCCGTGAGCTTGGCTGGGAAAGTGTCTCGAACTTCAAGTGGAACCACGGGCTTCCCCCGGATGAATCTATTTCTGATGAGCTGATTCACGATATGTCTATGAATCCCGATCGCTTTGAGGCAAAGGGGGAGTCGAGCAAGAACTATAAGACAGACATGCCGAACCTACCCGGCAAGGAGAGGGAGAGTTTAAACGATTACTCCGAAGAAGATTTCATGGGCATCTTGGCTGAAACGGGAATGAGCCTTGAAGAGTTCCAGAAGAAGCATGGGCTTCGCGTAACTGGGACACTGAACACCGGGACTAAATGGGCAATTCTTGATAACAGGAAGAGTTTACTGGATTAAATGGAACAATTTTTAGACAAGCTAAAACATAGACACAGCTCTTTAGAGAAAAAGCGACAAACTCGTGAAGGCAATTGGCAGGAAATTGCTGAGTATATGCTTCCGAGTCGAGAGCTTCTGTTCCACAGCAAAGAGACGGAAAGCAAGATAGCTGGAGAGAAGATTTTTGATTCTTATCCGCTTCACGCTTTAGGGTTATTGGCCGACGGGATGTTTGGACACCTCGTTGCTCCGAGTATCCAGTGGTTCAAAACTCGAATTGCCGATGAAAGGATGAATGAGCGGAAGCAGGTTCGAGGATGGTTGCAACAGGTAGACAAGGGCCTTTATTCGGCATTTGACCGAAGCAATTTTTATAACTCGATGGCACAGTTTCTTCTTGACGGTGCCGGACTCGGAACGGCGGTCATGTACATAGAAGAGGATCTCGAAGAAGGGAAGATTATTTATTCGACCCGACATCTTCTTGAATGCTATATCGACCAGAACTTTAAGGGTGAGGTGGACACGGTTTACCGGAAGTTCAAATTGTCTGCGCGGCAAGCGGTAGATAAGTTCGGTGAGGAAAACTTGAGCGAAATGATAAAGGAGTCGCTGAGAGATCGTCCTTACGATGAGTTTGATTTTATTCATGCGGTATTTCCGGTAAAAGAGGCCGAAGACGCTTTTCCCGAGGATGCCCGGTTTGCGTCATATTATTTTGAGCCTAGCGGGAAAAAGATTTTAAAGAAGGGCCACTACCGATCTTTTCCATACGCGGTATGGCGATGGCGGGTTGATAGCCACGAAGTGTACGGTAGAAGTCCGGCGTTCGATGCGCTGTGGGACGTGAAGGGCCTGAACAGAATGGCTGAAACAATGATCATGGCGGCACAGAAGGCCGCAGACCCGCCGCTTCAGATTCCGTCTGAAATGAAAAATAAGGTCAGGAATGTACCATCCGGGGCCAATTACTATGAAGACCCCGGCAGGATGATTCAGCCCCTTGTGACCGGAGCGAATTATCCCATTGGAATTGACCAGCAGAATCAGAAAATGGAGGCTGTAAAACAGCACTTCAAGGTTGATTTCTTTTTGATGCTTGCCGAGGCGAACCGGGAGATGACGGCTACTGAAATCATGGAACGGCAGTCGGAAAAGGTCGCGGTTCTTGGAGCCACGATAGGGGCGTTTACAGGCGCGTTGGGTAAGATCATTGACAGAACATATGAAATTGAATTGGAGGCAGGAAGAATACCTCCGGTTACCGAAGATATTGCGGAGATATCAGAAGCAAATATTGATATTGAGTATCTTGGGCCGCTGGCACAGGCGCAGAAGCGGCTCTCACGGAGCCAAGGTATTATGCGAAGCCTTGAGGCTTTGATGCCTATTATGCAGGTTAATCAGGACGTTGGCATGAATATTGATTGGCATGAGTTAGCACGGGAGATCATGACTGCTAATGGCATGCCGGAGAATATTGTGCGAAGCAGGGACGAGGTCGAACAGGAGCTTGCACAGCGGGCTCAGATGGCACAACAGGAAATGCAGAGGCAGAGCCTCGAGACATTGGGTAAATCTAATGCCTTAAACCAGAGGCCCGAAGCCGGGTCGGTGATGGCGCAAATGACAGGAGCAGAAAATGGGTTGGTTCCGCAAGGAGCGGGATGATGACAGAGATAGACGGTTAATGTTCAATGACTTCCGGGAGGTGTTTGGAACTCCTGCCGGGAAGAGAGTGTTGGCAAGGATTTTGGCGGACCTCGGGTTTTACCGGGAGGTCTCTGATCAGATGGATACAACGAACGATGTTGCCGTCGCCATGCAGGATTATGCGAGGAGACTTTTGCATTACCTCGGCGCATGGGACGACGGAAACGAACTAAGGATCGTTGACAAAATAATGGAGATTGTAAATGAGCGATGAAGTGACGGAAGGCCAGCAGGCCGTACCTGAACAGCAACAGAATGAACCCCCAGCATGGATGGCTCAACTGCCGGACGACTTAAAGAACAGTGAAGAGCTTACAAAATATCAGAACTTTGGTGAAGTTGCCAAAGATTTTCTAAGCACGAAAAAGAGCTTGGAGGAGACCAAGCAGAGCTTAGAGAAGAAGATTGACATTCCCGGTGAAGACGGGGATTGGGATGCGTTTTACAACGCGCTCGGACGGCCGGAGAATCCCGACGGGTATGAACTCGACGGGAGCGGGCTGTTTGAAAATGAAGATCTGGTGAAGGCATTCAAAACGTTTGCCCATCAGGCCGGGTTCACCCCCGAACAGGCGAAACAGGCGCAGGACTTCAGTCAAAAATTAGTCAGTGCCGCTCTCGGCGAGAAAAAGCAGGAGAAGCAGGGTGAATATGCAAACGCCGAAAAAGCCCTGAAAGAAGAATGGGGGGATGAGTTCAGCTCGAATCTTGAACTGACGAAGCGGGCGATTAACCGTTTCGGCGGGGATGAGCTAAAACAGCACTTGGTAAGCCGGGGGATGGATAACGACCCGGTGATGATCAAGATGTTTCACGAAGTGGGAAAAGCATTGAAGGAAGATTCCTTCGTAGAAGGAGGTATCGGTACTGCCAAGAAGGATAGGAACAAAGGCACACCGATATTCACATATTCTTCAATGACCGCATAAAGCGAGCGTTGCTCGCACCGACCACCTGAAGTCAGGATCGGCTGTACCTGCATTGGAAGGCCGTGCGCTGGAGTGATGGGAGTCACTAAAGACACGATTTTTTTAATGGAGGAAAAGGTATGGCTGGTTTTGATACCTCAAGCTATTTTACATTACTTGAAACAGCAAAGCGGCACGACCCCGATGGGAATGTAGCCAAAATTGCTGAAATACTTACTGAAAAGAATCAGCTCCTTGAAGACGCTGTATTTACCGAAGCCAATAACATTACGAGTCACATGTTCACGCAGAGACTTACTGAACCTTCTGGTTCTTGGGTCAACGTGAATGAGGGTGTCAGTGTTGAGGCATCTCGGACGAAACAGCTCGTGGAGCCGGTTAAATTTCTCGAAGCCTACTCTAGAATTGATGAAAGGATTCTTGAGTTTGAAAGCAACAAGGAGGCCTTCAGGACGACTGAAGACATGGCCTTTGTTGGTGGGCTTGCAAAGACTTTCGCAGAAAGTTTCTTTTACGGCTCGGTCGCTGACGATCCGAAGGAGATCATCGGGCTTTCCAATCGGGAATACTACGATGCGCTCGCCGACGACAACGTCCACGGAGCTGGCGGAACTGGCGGGGATGTTTCCTCGGCATGGATAATTGACTGGGGACCTGACAAGGTTGGTCTTGTTTATCCCAAGGGTTCCCCTACTGCCGGAATAGAAATGGAAGACCTCGGGCGGCAACTCGTTGATGACGGGTCGAACAACCTGTACACCGCATACGTAACTCGGTTTAAGTTTCATACTGGAATCGTTATACGTGATCCCCGGTGTATCCAGCGGGTTTGCAACATTGAGACTTCCGGGTCTTCAAACATTCTTGACACTGATGACCTCATCGATGCGATAACTAATATGCCGGAACAGCGTGGCGTAATCTACGTCAACAAAACGTTGTGGTCGCAGTTGCTTAAGGATGCCAAGGACAAGACCAACGTGTATTACACGCCGGACGATCCTTGGGGTCGGAGATTCCGCGTTGATTTTATGGGTCTTCCCGTAAAACTAATCGAACAGCTCGTTAACGACGAGTCCGACGTAACCTAAGGAGGGTATGAAATATGTTTGATAAGAAACTTGCTTTTAGCACGAATGAAGCCCTTCCTAGCTCGGCAACGGACGATAACAGTGAGAACTATATTGATCTCGTTGATACCGGGCATAAGGTTGGAGAAGGTCGGCCTCTGTACATTTACCTGTACTGTACAACTGCACTTACAGGGACGACTACTAAAAACCTCACCATCGACTTGTATGAGGGTGACGAGCCGACAGGGACCGGGAGTGGTATCGATACCAAGGTACTCGAATTGCTTCCAGCGACCCAGCCGGATACGCTCTCTACCGGGCTTATTTTTAAGATTCCGTTGCCGATTGGCGAGATTACCGAACGGTATATCGCCCTGAACTATACGGCCGGTGCAGACTTTAGCACGATGAAGGTGAGTGCGTACTTAGCACCCTAGCAACAACGGGCAGGGCTTCGGCTCTGCCCTTTTCTTAAAGGAGGTTTTACATGTTAATTGATAATAAAAGGCGTGTGAGACAATGAAGTTTTATTGTACGAAAGATTGCTTCCACGGTGGGAAACTGTATAAAAAACGGTTCTTCTATGATCCTCAAGATGTTCCGCCCCCCGTGCCGGACAGTTTAAAGGCAGTAAAGAGCAAGGAAAAAAATGGCAATAAGCTGGATAAAAATAGCGAACTTCGCTCTCGCTAAAATTGGCGAGGCTTCCATCACCTCATTCGGTGACGGGACCCCGACCTCGAATGCGGCGAACCTTCTCTATGAACAGTCGAGCAATGAAGTGCTTGCTTCGTGGGATTGGAACTGTGCTACAGCACGGGCCGCACTCACGCAGGATGCTACGACCCCTGAAGGTGACGACTGGGATTATCAGTACGATCTTCCCGGCGACCATCTTCGGCTGATTGAACTCATCGATTCCGATGCCGACTATTTGCTTGAAGGGAAAAAGATTCTGTGCAATGAGGATGAGGTTTCGATACGATACGTGCGAGAGATTTCCGACCCGACATTTTTCCCGCCGTACATGATTGATGCTATCGCGTGCCATCTAGCTTACCGGCTGGCAAACAAGATCACCGAGGCTAATACCGGACTCGAGCAGAGAATGTATCTCGAATACGAGGCCGCACTGCTTCGGGCGAAACAATATGACGCTACACAGCGAATAGCGGATGAGGAGCCAGATCTGTGGACCTCAGTGTGGAGTAGTTGAGTGGATTATCCCGTACTAAGCTTTGGATCAGGATATCTTTCACCGCTTTATCAAGGGCGTGTTGATATGCCGAAATACAGGTCCGGGTGTCAGCATTTAGTGAACTATATCCCACTCCCTCAAGGCCCGGCGACACGAAGGCCGGGAACATACTATTTAAATCTTGCCAAATCCTCTCCCGATGTCCGCCTTACACATTTTGTTTATACACGGGCTTACGCATATGTTCTTGAGATGAGCAATGAGGCAATGCGGTTTTATGATTCGAGCGGGCAGGTGACGTGTAAAAAGCTGACTGTTTCTGCGGCACCAACCCCTTCCGTTTGGGCCGCTGGCGATGTGCTGACCGGAGGTACGAGCGGGAGTACCTGCAAAGTGCAGGAACGGATTAGCGATACGGAGTATTATATCCAAGGCCCGGATAGTGATTTTACAGGCGGAGAAACCCTCTCAGACGGAACGGATTCTGCAACGTTGTCCTCTGTGGCAGACGATACGGAGCCGATAGAACTCACAACGCCGTGGGATGCCACTGAAGTGTGGGATGTGCAAACTGCTTCGAAAGACGATGTGATGTATCTTGTCCATTCGGGATACGAAGTGCGGAAGATCCAATGGAAAGCATCAAATTGGTTTGATATTACCACCCCCTCATTCACGACATCAGGGCTGGTTAATGATTTCACTACATCTGCTTATTATCCTACTGCGGTAACGTTTTTTCAGGGACGGTTAATATTGGGTTGCGAGCAAACGCTGTGGGGAAGTCAGGCAAATACCCACGAAACGTTTAATGTTGACGGAACAGATACTATGGACGCTTGGGAGTTCGAGTATAGCTTCGAGGACGGATCTAAAATTACATGGATTTCAAGTCAGAATGCTTTAATTATCGGCACAGAAAGCGGACCGTTTGCTTTATGGAGTGAAACCGAATTGCTTACAGGTGGTGGTGACACAGTTTTTAATCCAAAGCGGGCCGGGGCCTACGGCTGTGACGATATTCAGGCTATTTATGCGGGAAATACCGTTTTGTTTGTACAGCGAAACAAGAAGCGAATCAGGAGCGTCGTGTATTCCTTTGAACAGGATGTATACGATGCCCCCGATTTGACACAGATTGCTGAGGGGATTCTCAATGCCAAGGTAAAACAACTCGCTTATCAAATGGAGCCGTATCCGATTATTTGGATAGTCGATGAGGACGGAGATGTTATCTCTCTATTTTTGAGTTCTGCAGAAGGAACAGCATCGTGGAGCAAGCATGAGTTCTTCGGTGAGGTGCAGAGCGTCGCCGTGATTCCGACCTCGGGTGAGGACCGGGTATACTTTCTTGTAAAACGGACTTTCGATAACGGTCTCAAGACCACAGAGGAGTGGCAGGTTGAGTATATGGTGTCCTTTGACTGGGGAGACGAGCAGGAAAACTGTTTTTTTGTAGAGGCCGGAGTGATGCTTGACGGCGGTGATGCCGAAAGCATCGATTCGATTACGAAGAGCTCAACTTGCGAGATAGACCTTGGCATCGCCGCTGGCCTGTCAGACGATGACCTTATTCGTATTTACAACGTTACGGATATGCCGGAAGTTAATAATAATGTATACATGATAAAAAACGGCGCGGCCGGGGTGTTCGATCTGTACACCGAAGATGGTACATCACAGATTGACAGCTCTTCGTTTTCAGCGGCGGCGACCGACGGCTATGCCCTAAAGGTGTATAATTCGGTTACAACTTTGTCTCATGTGTCCGGCGAGGATGTGGCTATTCTCGGTGACGGCGCGGTACAGGCGAATGCAACGGTAGATGCGTCGGGCGATATTATTTTAAGCCGTGCTGTAAACAAGGTCATCGTCGGGCTTCCGTATCAATCGTATGTTTCCCCTATGCCGATAGCTGAGGCCCGGAGCCGGAAGAAAAAAACCTTCTCATTGTTTGTCGAAGTATACAAGACCATTGGTTTGAAGGTCGGACCGGATTTAGATTCACTGACCATTATACCATTCCGCTCGACCGAAGCAATGGGGGAAGCGGTGCCGCTGTTCACTGGTGAAAAGACAGCAACGATTGACAACTCGTTTGAATATACCCCATCCGTATATTTAGTGCAGGATCAGCCATTACCATCTACGATCCTTGCGGTATGGGAGAGAGCAGGAGTGTACTAATGAGTGACTATATGACAGGTCCGTATGACATGAGAAACACGGGCGGTGGGAACTTTTGGGAAACGGCGGGGAACGTTGTAAGCAGTGTTAGTCAGGGCTTCTCAATGCTCAACCCGGTGTTCGCCGGGGTTTCACTTATTGGTGACCTTGTTTCGGGAATAGCGAATATCGGGCAACAGAAAGTGCAAAATGCTCGAGACGCGGTGTCTCTTTACAATCAAGCAAAGAGTGCCGGGTGGAATTACGAGGGTGTCACCCTCGGGCATGAGTCCAATCTGGACAAACTGAACACAGCGGTCAGCACTGCCGGGGACAACCTTGAAACCATAGATAGAAACATTGGGAAGCTTGAAAC